GAACTAGACGACACGCATAAGCTGCGTGGAAGGTAGTCCCCTCCGTCTCCTGACCCATTCCATTGTTCATGGCAGCACCGCCAAGAACATATCGAATCGATCTCCACCGTCGTTGCTCATGAAGGCGGCGACACGTCCCGAGTGATCCAGATTCGCAAACACCTGAAAGTTGTAGGCGTTGTTCGCGTCCTTGACCACCATGCCGTGTTCAAATATCGGCGTCACACCTTCGCCATTCATGCCCACAAGACTCAGATACTTCTCATCGCTCCGCAAACAACGCCCGTTGCGATAGGAGATGTGTCCAACATTCCACGATGCGAACAACTCCATCCGTCTTCCAGGCGTCAGCGGCTGCGACAGATCCAGCTTCACGCACTGCCCGTGTTCCGGTCCCGCTGGCGGTGACCACTCGCCAATCAGCAACATCGGCCCGCAGTCGGAGTGCCCAACCGCACCATCCGCCTTGCGTAAGACTTGCGTCTGTCGCGTCGCGAGATCGATGATGCGATTGCTGAGACCATCGTCGAGGGTTTCCTTGATGATAAGCATCCGACCCGTGTTATCGATCTGCGATTCGTCCAGCTTCCCGACCGCCGGATAAAACTCCTTGTGCCCGAGACGATAGACCACGGTACCGATGTAGGGATACCGACCGCCCTCTTCCGGGTGCTGCGCATCACGCACGGTAGCCGAGTGCACGCGTCCATCGTCGCTGCTGTGCGGTTGCCAGAGATCGCAACCTGCGGGGATCCCCGGCATCTCACTGATATCGAAGACGACCTCTGCTGCGTGCTGGTCTAACGGCGACGTGCGCATCAACCGCGAGCCGTCGAGTATGTAGACATGCCCGGTGTCATCCCAGTACATGCCCTCGCCCTCGCTCGTAAACCCAGTGCGCGGACCGAGCGGTACGACCGTTGCGTTGATTAGATCCACGTCGAAGAACCTGGGATGCAAATCCTTGTGCCCAACAAACACGTATGCGTGACTACCCACCACAAACGCCGCAGGCCAGTACGAGTAGCCACGATTCAGGAACTCGCCGCTGCTCGCATCCGTCACAGGAATCACGCGCATGCTGACGTGTATTGGATCGGTTGGCTCATTCTCGACGGGTAGGTCGATTATCGGAGACTCGTCCGCGTCCGGATGTTTGTGCCGCCACTCACCGCCCTGATCATCACGAATCGCCTGTCTGATCCAATTGAGATCGTGCCCTTCTTCTCGCCAGTGGTAGAGCCAGTTCGCCAACTCGGGAACCTCGAAGTCCCCTCGCTGACGCTGCAATCCCTCCGGCGATTCGTAGAACGCCTTGATGCCTCTCGCGACGTCGAACCAGTCGTCAAGCGTCGGCGGCACTACGGTTTGTCCCTGTCCTCTCGGCGTTGATGTACGAAGCTGCCAGTCACAGGATCTTTCTTTGTGAGAGCCGCAGTCCCTTTCGCGGCCTGATTGACCAGGAGCGTATCGATCTTCGCCTCGGTCGACGCACTCGTCGTCGCCTTCTCAATCAGGTTCGTAAAGTGGCCATCCATCGTCTTCTCTAACGCCTTGAATCCGCCTTTGATCACAGCAACAAGAAACGCAGTCGCCGTCAGAATCCCAGCGAGATTCGTGATGATCAGACTGATCAGTTGTGTCCAGCCAATAGATGGATCAGGCATCGCAGTTACTGTCGTTTGCTCGCGTCGTAACGCGTCGCCTGTCCTTCAAACATCCAATGCCACGTTCCGGGTTGTTTGTTACTGTCGAACGAGACATTCGTCACCCAGTAGTTGTCGCTCCCATCGAGCATGACCTTGAGGTTCACACGCTCGGGACCACGCCCATCGGGTTCATCCACTACTCGTGTGACGATGGCCGGTGCGATCTCCAACACAGTAGTCGTGTTCCCGATATGCGCTTGTGCGCCACGGGGCCACTGCTCTCTGCTGTTCGCACGCATGCGATCCTTCACGCTCTCCTCAGTCGTACGACGACGATTCACTTCATCGACCGCCTTCTTGTCGAAGACGAAATACACGATGCGCCCTGGTTTCAATCCTTCCATGTCACCTCACCACGTCGCGCTCGATGTCATACCGGCTTCTGTCGGATCAAACGGCGGTTCTTCAAGCAACACCGCATTGAACGCGCACGACGACGCGTCGACCTGATCATCGTGCTTGCCGGTGGGGAATCCACATAACTCTTTGATGTATTCCGTATTCCAAGGCGCGCGAAGCAGGTACACGTTACCTGCTTCACACTGCGCACGGAACGGCTTACTGCGCGTGACCTTCGATCCAGTCACCGGCACGCCCTGATAGTCCTTGCCTTTCAAGGTCTTCGTACGTGCAGCAATGACAGAGAGACCCGCGCTCCCGCCTTCCTTCTCTTCGCGCTGCGCACACTTGCCGTCCATGTCCGCAGTGATCTGAATAAGCTTGTCTACGCCATCAGGACCAAGTTGCTTGCGTACCACGTCGAGTACCACGAAGCGTCCCGTTGAGTTCAGGATGCCTGTCATGTTGTCTCGATAGAACTCTTCGCCGATCTTGGTGCCACACGTCCAGTCTCCGTCGTTCTCGGTTCCTGCGGTATCCCATCCACGAGCCACGCGCATAATAGCGGGCGACGCGTCGAGCACACGACCAGCGAACCACTCTTCTTTGAACAAGCCACCGCCCGAAGGAGCGGGATGCTGCTGATAGAGTGCTGCCCAGTCGTACTCCCCCATGCCCGCGCGTCGCCGTCTCAATTCCGCAAGCGGGTATTTCTCCGGCCAGAGCGCCTCGCCGATACTCCGAGGATCGAACGGACGGACCTGTTCCGCAATCGCAGGAAGATCGAGCACCTCCCACTGATCGGCGTCCGGGTTCTCTGCTGCGAGTTTCAACAGACGGCCAGCGAGATCGTCCTCATGCCACCGTGTGAGACAGAGCACAATCGCACCTTCGCTGCCGAATTGGCGCGTTGCGAACGCACTCTTGTATTGCTCCCACACCTTGTCTCGATAGACTTCGCTCTCTGCTTCTTCACGGTTCTTGATCGGATCGTCGATGATGCCGATGTCTGACGTCTTGCCGGTGATCGCACCCATGATCCCGGCCGCGATGTAATAGCCACTCTGCCCAACGACATCGAACTGCCCTTGCGTACGTTTCTCTTTGTCTCTCGCTTCGGCGAGTCGCGTACCTGGAAAAAGAGTCTTGTACGCAGGCGTGTCCATGATCTTCTGGACATCACGCGACATGTCCTGCGCCAACGTATCGCCGTACGAAACAGCGATGATGCGTAGCTTCGGCTTCTTTCCGAGGGCGAATGCGGGGAAACGACGGGAGACCTGCTCGCTCTTGCCGTTCTGCGGTGGCTCAAAGATCATCAATCGACGGCACTTGCCATCGAGCACGTCATCTAGCTTCGACGCAACAAGGCGATGATGCCAATTGACTTCGTAGTCTGGACGAGTGTAAGTCGTGAAGGTAAGAAGGGTGCGACGGGCGAGTTCCGCCTCAATCGCCGCTAGCTCGGCTTGCGCGGCGCGTAGAGTTGGAGGTGCAGAAGTAGCAGAAGTAGCCATTCTTCTACATCAGTCGTCGTTATGCCCTTTTGTGGGGGTTTAATGCACCGAGCCAGGTGTTGACGACTCAGGGTCGTCACTGGCGTCACGTCGCATGCGTCGAGCAGTCTCGGCGAGAACCAGAGCACGCTGCTCTAATTCGTCGACACTCATCGTCTCTAACGCATTCGATGTGTTCTTCACTTCGACGCGGTCAACAACTTTGCCGTGCGCGCGGTCCCAAATCATGCGTTCGATAGATTCGGGCAGAGCGTCCATCAACACACGGCGCAGAAGCGATTCGCGATACTGATGGGAGTTCAGAATCGCGCGACAAAACTTTCGTACGTTGAGATTTGGAGACGGTGGATCACCGACGATGGGTTTCTCCGGATGCATCGGATCCGCGACGCCAAGAAACTCAGCAAGCGATTTCGCCTCTGCCATCGGGTACCACCCGACGATCCCGCGATGACCCCCTCTTGTCAATAGCAAAAATGTTTTTTCTTTGCCACTACAAGCACTACAAGCACTACATGGCCCCGAGGGCGGCTCCAGTACTACCGGTACTACAGGCGAGCACGACGGGCTTTTGCCCCATGTTTGTTGCTCTGATCTCTAACTGTAGTACTTGTAGTACTTGTAGTACTTCTTATAGAAGGGTAGGGTAGTAGGGTAAATCCACACCCCCCCGATCAACTCTTGGAAACGGGTACTACGAGCACAACAACCACGACACCACTACAAAAAATCCGGATTGTAGTACTCGTGTTCCTCGTTCCACCACTACATCCACTGTCCTCGTAATGTCACATACCCGGCTCATCAGGAGCCTTTTCCCGTGCGGCACCCCCAATTTCTCCCTCTCCCCTCCTCGCATAGCCCATCAAAACCCGGTCGCCGTCACGCACCGATCGTCGTTCAAAACCCATTCGTTGCATGATCTCCGAGATACGTTTCGCACCGTATCGATCACGTCGCTCAACCGGAATTCCCAGCGTTGTCCACAAACCTTCAGCCGTGACCTTCTGCCACCCATGAGAGATTTCCAGTCTATCGGCCACGAATGACGTCAACACCTCTTCCCACGCATCAACCTCTCGTCGTGCTTCCTGTTGTTCACCAGCCTGACTCCACAACTCTTGCGACAGACGAATAGACTCCCCAGAACCCTCGCGTATCACCGCTTCAGCCCACAACTGATCTCTATCCTTTTCCAACGCAATCAAATCGAACTTATGAACCTTCACCGGCCAGAAGCGACGTGCACCAGTCATATCCTCAAGGTACGACCGTGAGTTCGTGGTGCCGATAATCACAAACTGTCGTGCACGTTCAACAGGCGTTCGTCCGTATGCCATGCGGGCTGGCCCATCGATCTGACGACTCAGCATGGACTTCAGATGATCACGATCCGCCTTGCGACCGCCGACCAGGTCAGAAGCCTCGATGATCCATTTCCCTAAAGTACGTTCAATGATCTGCTTCGCATCCACATTCAGTGGGAGATCGTCACTGAACCAATCATCCTGCACCGCCAGAATACGTAAGGCACTCGACTTGTTCATCCCCTGCTCGGATTCAAGCACCAGCATTTCATCGTACTTGCAGCCTGGGTGAAGTATGCGTCGTACCGCAGCGATCAACACGATGGAAGACACGGCTTCCACATACGATCGTTGCTCACTGCTATCTGGATGCGGGTCGTCTACACCACCGTATTTGACGAGCCAGTGGTCGATGCGCGGTTCACCATCCCACGTCAGCCCTCGTAAGTAATCGCGAACAGGATGGAAGGCACTCTCATGCGCCAGGTCCGTGAGTGCCGTGCGGAAGAATGTCTGCGTTGGTTGGAACAGACACTCACGATCCACACGCAACCAGAGATGATCGCACTGGTAATCGTCGAGGAGCTTCGGTGTGCCGCCGGTTTCATCCGAGATAAGCAGGCGTTCGGCGAACTCCTGATAGCTCACCTGCATGTTAAGCTGCTGCAACGCTCGGTTGATATTCTCTTGGGAGTTGCGGATGATTGAACCGTCCGCGTGCCGATGGAAGTCACTATCACGACCGAGCCAGCGGTTAATCTGCCGGACGACTGGACCCCCACGTACGCCGATACACTTAATAAGAGCCGGTCCGCCTTTGACCTTCTTCGACTGGGTAGACATCAACGCCTGCAACGTCGACTCGACCACGCGTCGTACGTCCGCTGAATCGAGATCGTTGGTATGCGGAGCCATCGACTCGCCCATGCGGATCAGGTCTTCCGGATCCACGCCTGCGCGGAGAAGGAATCCCGCCCACGCGAGTTTCGGCTCATGACCGAAACCGTTGTGACTGAAATACTTGGCGAGGAGCATGCCTATCGCGGCAAGGGTCACGCGTTGCTTCAGCGTGCCGGACGACTCCAGATGGGCGGGCGCGTCTCCTCGCACGAAGGCGAGTGGTTCCTTCTTGTTGCCTTTCGACCAGACCGACGGAGGAGCCATAGTCTGGAGTCCGATGCTACCATCGAGTTTGGTGCCTCTGATCTCAATAAGACACGTCTTATCGAATGGATCATCGTAGCGGAAGCTGTGCAGAGGTTCGGGTAGCGTGTAGAAGCAGTGACTGATCTTCTTACTCGGACGGCCGAAGACAAAGCCGGTGGGCGGGAGCATCGCTTGTGCGATATAGCTGCCTTCACCCCAGTCGATATCTACGTCGTGTAAGAAACGGCCAGGTGCGACCTCGACTCCGGTGAGTAGGCCGACACGATAGCCGTCGTGGTAATCGTTGAGGGTGTACTGCTTGTCCGTCCAGCCCTTCTCACTCGGTCCTTTGGCGTCGCCAACAGCGGGCCAGAAGACAACACGGTAGTTGTTGGAGAAGTAGCGTTGAACAAGCTGCGTGGAAGGAGAGTTAGGTTCGTGTGACATATCGATCACACGATCACCGTCACGTATGCGTGCATCACCGCAATCGTCCTCGTGCGTAGCGTAAAAAGGCGAGGTTCGATGTCGCCGAGGACGTTCCCTTGTGCCGATGCCGTCTCTGGGCGAGTCCGACGTCTAGGCTATCGGGATCGAGTAGCGACGATCAACTCTTTGCGAGAGAGGTACCCGCCGGTACACCTCGCCACGGCGGAAGGGGAGACGGTGGGGAGTAACCGACCGAGCCTTCCCCTGCTGCGCGCGGGGCGCATTGTAACACGAGATAGGCTATCCTGTCAAGTCCCTGTGTTTACAAAGGGTTACAGGCGACAGTGCGCGCGGACCACCGTCACTGCTTGACATGACCTTAAAGGTATGCGATCATCTCTTCGGAGGTGAGACGGAATGAGGAAGATGAAGACGGTACTTCTGCTGTGGCACTTCCTGCTGTCGCTGCACGGCGACGGCGACCTGCTGAGCGGATGGGTCTTCAATCACAAGAAGGTCGGGAAGACGGTCCACACGGTGAAGGTGAGGGTACTGGCGTGACGCCTGCTGGTACGCTCCTTGACAAGACATTGAAGACATGGGATCATGCATCAGCCGACCGGCACCGGTGGGAGCGGAGACTCCACCGGTGGCAACGGTTGGCGAGCAACCCCTCGAATACGCCGCTGATGCGGGCGCAAAGCCGTCTGGCGGCACTGGAGCTACGGAAGACCTTGCGGGAGGTGGCACATGCCTAAGCTGACTGTGGTGACTGACGTTGGCACGTTTTCGCGCTCAACGGAACGAGTCTATACCCACATCGTGGTGGCATCCACCTACACCGATGCGTATTTGGATCGAGGGCGCGCTTCCCGACTCAAGACGTATACCAGTAACGTCGAGTATGTCACCGGACAGCTTGCCGGAACGCAACCGAGGTACGACTACACCGAAGACGACCTCCGTGCACATCTTGCCACCGAAAAGGCTCGACTGGCGAACCTCGACGCCGAGATGAAGACAATGGCGGACGGCGCGGTCCGGTTCAACGTTCTTGGATGGGCTGGTAGTCTGTCGTTGGCACAAAAAGTGGCGCGGATGAAATTTGCACAATACTACAAGGATGTGCGCATCTACGCACTCGACGGT